TCGTTTAAATATTTGTATGGAGAAATACCTTACAAAATAGCAAAAGAAATACCATTTTTCTCAAAAGTTCAACAATATATTGATAAAAAATGGCAGGAGTATAAAAGAAATAATTTTGTAGTTTCTGATATTTATAATAGAAAGATTGGTAAAAATATTAGGTTTACTAATAAAAGTAAATTGTTTAATTATTGTATTCAATTATTAGAAACTGAAAACAATATGAAAGTATTAGATGATTTACTTCCAATATTAGAAGGTAAAAAAACAAAAATTGTGTTGTATAGTTATGATTCATTTTTGTTTGATTTTCACAAAGAAGACGGAATAAATTTTGTGAAAGAAATTAAACAAACTATTGAACAAAACAAAACTTATCCGGTAAAAGTTGCTTGGGGTAAGAATTATCACAAAATACAAGACATAACAGAGAAGTTTAATGATTAAATTAATGGAAATGGTTAAGTATCGTCATATTCGTCCTTTTACAAAGGTTGAAATGAATCAAATCACAGACGAATATTTAAACAATAATAAATTTAAAGAAGTTATGCCTAACTTTGCAAAAGACAAAGATGATGTGTTGACAAAATTACAAAAAATTAATCAACTAGAATATCTTTCTGAAAAAGAATTAGCAAGATTAAACAATTCTAAAATACCTTCTATTAAAAGAAGCAGTAAAGATGTTGCAAACTTAATCGGACAAGAAAGATTTAATTACAAAGAAATTTATGACGGAATAAAATCAGTTCCACCAAAAAAGTTTACACCACCAGTAGTGGTTGAAGATAAAAAAGGTAGATTGTTTGTATTGGACGGAGATGACAAATTAACTATCTTTGTTGCATTAGGAAGTAATCTACCGGTTAAAAAAGTAAATTATAGTGGTGAATTCAATAAAGAAACTATGGGTTATTACAATAAAGCATTTTCCAATGATTTGAGTTCTTTCGCAGGTTCAATTGGACAAGGATACTAATGATTAAAAAAATATTAACAGAATGGTCTTATCGTTTAGATGACGGAATAATCAATCTAAACAATCCAAAACATTTACTTATATTGAGTGAAGTTTTAAAAGATATGAAACTACCAACAAAAGTTGTAATGGAAGTTATAAGTAATATTACAGAAGCAAAATTTGATAAAAAAGCAGTTATTTCATATACAGATAAAAAACAAGGTGATAAACTATTTAAAAAAATAGACAAATTTACAAATGACTTTGTTAAAAAATTAAATCGTAGTTCTTTAAATCCAGTAGCTTCAATTAAAAAAACAAACGCAGTAAATTTAAAAAAGGGTGGTAAAAATCCAAGAGTTGATGTGACTATATTTTTGAAAGAAATTGGTAATGGTGGTAGAGGTATGGTTTTTGATGAAGTTGCTAACTTTAAAGGGGACTTAAAAACAAAATTTAATAATTCAAATAAATTTTCTTCTGCTGGACACATTGAAAAAGATATTGATGGAATATTAGTAAGAATAGAATTTAAAGGTGGTAAGAAATCGGGTGGAGCTGGAGCAATGGATACCGATACCAAAGAGGGAATGGTAGGAGCATTTTTTCAATCATCTATAAAAAAACCGGTTGATAAATCAAATATATCAGAGGTAGTTAATCAATTACTTGACACAATATCTAGTATGAAAGGTGAGAAGGGTTCGGTAAAAACAAAACTTACAGATTATTTAAAAGGTTTACCAGTTGATGATGCTAAAGCAAATGTATTAAATCCATTAAATGATGCATTATCTTCAGCACTTACAATTAAAAGTAAGTATTCAAATTGGAAATGGGAAAGAGATAAAACATTTGACAAAATAAGAACTGCTGGTAGTAAAATATGTCGTATGAAAGCTGATAAATGGAATCCTGGTGATGCTTACTTAATGAACGGAAATAAATCAGCTCAAGCTATATCCGAAGCTAATTCTATGAACACAACTTCAATTAACCAAAAAATAGGGCCTATAAACAATTTATTTGTTTCTGATTGGGGTGGGACAGATGGAAGTATAGCTTCAGTTTCATTAAAACAAGCAAAAGCACAAGCCGGTAAAGGTAAAAACTATTTGAAAAAATTTGATGGTTCAGCAAGTGATTTTGACTACAATTTAACTAGTTCAGAACAAAAATTAAAAACAGAAGAACCAGAAGTTTTATTAGGAGCTTTAATCCCACAGATAGAAGATTGGAGAAAAAACATAAGTTCAAAACTTTCTTCTGGTAAGATAAAATATAATTACTCACCAGCCAATACTAATGAACTAATGGACAGAAAGAAAGCAAACTTCGTGTATCAAAAATATGCTTCTTTAAAAATGTTTGCTTTTATGGCAGATAAACTTAAAAATGATGAGGGTGTTTTTGTAGATGCAGCGGCTTATAGTTTAAGTTTAACCGGATATAATCCAACATTCTTCAAAGTCAAAGGTGATAAAAGTGGTAAACCCACATCAGTAGAAAAATATGAATCTGGTGGTGGTATAGAAATAGTTGGTAATAAAATAGATATTACAGATACAAATACAAATGCAGCTATCACATTTTCTTTCAAAGTAAAGAATAATGATTTGGGTAATGGTGATTTAAAGATGAACATTAGATTTAATGGAACAACACAAGCGACATTAGAAATGTTGAGTGCGAAATGGAGTTAAGATGAAAACTCAATTATTATGCACTTTCACAACACACAGCAAGTTAAATCTTGTTGTTGATTCCATTATAGATTCTTATACTATTTTATTTGATAAAATTTATGTATTTCAAAACGAAGACGATGCAGGACAATTAATTTGCACTTACAATATAGAAATGGTTGAAGATTATTATGACGGAGATGAAGCCATATCCGGAACAATCTCTTTACATAGAAAAAAACAATCCAACACATTATACACGATTAATGCATTAAACGAAACAATTAGAAGTTTAAACAATGGAGTATTGGATAAGTCATTTCCAATCCCGTGGGAAAACTATCAAAACAATTTACTATTGACAAATGAAGAAGGGTTGAATATTATCCCTACAAAAATATTCAAAATAATAAATGTTAAAGATTGGTAAAAAAGCTTGGTATTTTCCAAAACTTCTTTATATTTATTACTGAATTAACAATTAAACAATTAACAATTACTTAATAGGAGACACAAAATGGATATTAACGCAATCAAAAAAAGGTTAAACCAGTTACAATCAACCAACACGAGAACTTCAAATCTTTGGAAACCGCAACCAGGAAAACAACAAGTTAGAGTAGTTCCTTACAAATTCAATCCAGATACACCATTTATAGAGTTATTTTTTCACTATAATTTAGGTGGTAAGAACTATCTTTCACCAATCAGTTTCGGTAGACCAGACCCGATTGAAGAATTTTCACAAAGACTAAAAACAACCGGTAGTAAAGATGACTACAATCTTGGTAGAAAATTAGAAGCCAAGATGAGAACTTTTGCACCTGTTATTGTTCGTGGTGAAGAATCTGAAGGAGTTAAGTTTTGGGGATTTGGAAAGACAGTTTATCAAGAACTTCTTTCAATCATAGCTGACCCAGATTACGGAGACATTACAGACCCGAAAAATGGTCGTGATATTACATTAGAGTTTAAAACTGCTGAAGAAACAGGAGCATCATTTCCTTCAACTTCAATTCGTGTTAAACCTAATCAAACACCGATAACTGAGGACTCTAATATATTGGAACGAATTAAAGATACTCAAAAAGAAATTACTGATATCTATCAAGAGTTGTCATATGAAGATTTGACAAATGTCTTGAACGAGTGGTTAAATCCTGATGAAGAAACAACAGAAACTTCAACAGAAGAACCAAAAAAACCAGTAAATGAATTTGACCAAAAACTAGCAGAAGACAAAGCTAAAAAAGAATCAGCTTCAAAAGTTCAAGATGCTAGTCAACAATTTGACGATTTATTCAATAACTAAGGAGTAGAAAATGTCAGTAAAAGACGATTTGGCTAATGTCATAGCCGATAACCTGAACAAAAAGTTCAAAGACAACAAAGTAGCGTATTTCCTTGACGGAAGTGATGATACACCAACAGACATTAAAGACTTTATTTCAACAGGGTCTTCAATGTTAGACTTAGCAATCTCTAATCGTGAAGACGGAGGTATTGCTGTTGGTAGAATTACAGAAATCAACGGATTAGAATCAAGTGGTAAATCACTACTTGCATCTCACATCTTAGCAGAAACTCAAAAGAAAGGTGGTATCGCAGTTTATATGGATACAGAAACATCAGTCAGTAGAGATTTCTTAGAAGCTATTGGTGTTGATGTTAGTAAATTGTTATATCTGCACTTCGAGTGTGTTGAAGATATATTTGAAGCCATTGAAGATATCATTACCAAAGTTCGTGAATCAGACAAAGATAGATTAGTAACTATCTTGGTGGACTCACTAGCGGCTACATCAACAAAAGTTGAAATAGAAGCAGACTTTGAAAAAGACGGATATGCGACTACAAAAGCAATCGTTATCTCAAAAGCACTTCGTAAGATAACTCAAATGATTGGTCGTCAAAGAGTAGCACTTGTCTTTACAAATCAATTAAGACAAAAATTAGGTGTGATGTTTGGAGACCCGTGGACTACGAGTGGTGGTAAAGCATTACCATTTCACGCTTCAACCCGTGTTAGATTAAAAAATATGGGTCAAATCAAAGATAGTAAGAAAAAGAATATCTTAGGTATGAAGTGTAGAGCTCAAATCATTAAAAACAGATTAGGCCCACCTTTGAGACACGCAGACTACGATATGTATTTTGATTCCGGAATTGATAATTATGGTGGTTGGTTAAATGTAATGAAAGAACACAAACTTGTTAAATCAGGTGGTTCTTGGTATACATTAGAATACCGCAAAAAAGAATATAAATTCCAATCAAAAGACTTCAAAGAGTTAATGGAAACTAATGACGGACTTCGTAATCATCTTTACAAACAAATTTGTGAAAAATGTATTTTAGAATACCAAAAAGGCAATGTGGGTATTGATGATATAGAATATACAGGAGAAGTCATTGGAGATGAATAAATCTAAGTATTTATCGATTCTTAATGAAATTAAAGAACAAGGCGGCTCGGAACTTGGAGATAATCCAAATGAAAATGTGTTGATAATAGATGGCCTAAATACTTTCATTAGAGTGTTTAGTGTTATACCAACTACTAATGATGATGGGACACACATTGGTGGAATAGTTGGTTTTCTGAAATCAATAGGTTACACAATCAATATGTTTAGACCTACTCGTTGCATCATAGTTTTTGATGGAAAGGGTGGGTCAAGTCGCCGTCGTAAATTATATCCAGAATATAAAGCCAAAAGAAAAACTAATATTCGGTTAAACAGAGCGTATGGGTTTGATAATATTGAACACGAACGCGAAAATATGATACGACAAATCAGAAGAACGATTGATTACTTAGAACATTTACCGATTACTTTACTATCAATAGACAATGTGGAAGCCGATGATATTATTGCATACGCATCCAAACAAGTTTTAACTGATAGTAAAGTAACGATAATGTCATCAGATAAAGACTTTCTTCAATTAGTTGATGACAGAATTTCAGTATGGTCGCCAACAAAGAAAAAACTATACAAACCAGAACAAGTAATGGAAGAATATGGTATTCCTTCACACAATTTATTAATGTATAGAATATTTGACGGAGATAAATCTGATAACATTGATGGAGTTCGTGGTTATGGATTAAAAACCGTAATTAAAAAACTACCATTTTTACAAGAAGAAAAACAATTTTCGGTTGATGATGCAATAAAAGAATCAAGTGAGTTAGAAGAACATAGAGAAACTATGGAACGAAACTTTGATTTAATGCAATTACACAATGTAAATATATCAGCATCAGCCAAAACAAAAACCATAGACAAAGTAAGAGAACCAGTTCCTAAATTACAAAAAGAAACATTTAAAAAAATGTTCATAGAAGATAAAATGTATTCAGCACTTCCAAATTTAGAAACTTGGTTACAAACTAAATTTCAAACATTAGTAAAATTTATAGGACAATAAAATGAAATCTGAATTAATAAAAGGTGATTCTTTACAAGAATTAAAAAAGTATGATGATAACTCAATAGATTTATTATGCACAGACCCACCATACGGCTATTCTTTTATGGGTAGGGATTGGGATAAAACTTTACCACCAAAAGAAATATTTGAAGAATGTTTCAGAGTATTGAAACCTGGTAGTATGGCGTTTGTAATGTCTGCACCAAGAAGTGATGTTCAGTATCGTATGGCAGAAATGTTAGAAAAGGTTGGATTTAGAATTGACTACACACCAATCTATTGGACTTACGCAAGTGGGTTTCCAAAAGCAATGAACATTGGTAAGATGATTGATAAACGAGAAGGGAACAAAAGAAAAGTTATCGGAAAAAAGAAAAATAAATTAGATTTTAGTGCAGGAAAAAAAGAAGATAAATCTTTTTATGAGTCGGTGTGGACTGGTGGAAGTAGTAAAGATTTAGATATTACAAAAGGTAATTCAGAATTAGAGGGAAGTTATGGTGGATTTCAACCAAAACCAGCAGTTGAAGTTGTGATTGTCGCAATGAAACCATTAGATAAAAAAGGTTATTTAGAACAAGCACAAGATAATGGAAAAGGTATCACTTGGTTTGATGATTGTAGAATACCATTTTCAGATGAAAGTGAACAATGGGGAAATGTCCCAGCAGATGATATTAGGGGTGGAAACTTAATAAATGATGAAACTAAAAATCATCCAACATTGATTAAAAATTCAAGTCCAATGGGTAGATTTCCAGCCAATCTATTAGTTAGTGATGATGTATTAGATGACGGAAAGAAAAGAAAAGCCGTTCCAAAAGGCGGTTTCGGTGCTATGGATATTGGTATTGGGAAACCAGGTGAAACACAAGAGTATAGAAGTAAAGATTATGAAAACTATGTAAAGAAACAAAAATCATTTAAGAATGCAAAAACCATTGGTAAAACTATTAAAGGTAATGAACATTTTTTAGGTGGAGATATCAAACAATTAAATCCCGCAGAAAATTACCAAAAACCAAAGAAGAAAAAGATTACAATGCCAGACCTACGAGATGTTGGTAAAAAATCAAAAGAAGCAATCGGTATTGATAAATTATCTTTTGGACAAGTAGAAAACGCAGAAAGAAAAGAATATGAAGTGTGGGATATACAAGAAGATGATATAGGTTATAGCAGATATTTCAGTCTAGACGCTTGGTTTAGTAAGAATATAAAATTATTACCAGAACCAGTTCAGAAAACATTTCCATTTATGATTGTTCCAAAAGCTTCTAAATCAGAAAAGAACGACGGATTAGATAATTTTGAAGAACAATTTAAAGCAGGAGCAGATTTTAGACCAAACCATAAAGAAAAAGCATTAAAAGGAGAAGACGGAAATCCATATGGAAGATGGAATAAAATAAAAAATATACACCCGACCGTGAAACCATTAACTTTAATGAGTTATTTAGTAACATTGGGTAGTCGTAAAGGTGATATGGTATTGGACCCGTTTATGGGTAGTGGAACTACACCACTTGCTTGTGTTTCATTAGAACGAAAATATATTGGTATTGATAATGAACAAGACTATTATGAGATTGCAAAAGCTCGTGTTGATAAATTAGAAGCACCATTGAAAATGTGGGAGAAGTTTTCGTGAACAAAATCTTACAAGGAGATTGTTTAGATGTGATGAAAGACATTGATAACGATACATTTGATATTGTTGTCAGTAGTCCACCTTATAATATTGGTATGAATTATAATACCTATGATGATAACCAAGTAGATTATGTTGATTGGCAAGTAAAAGTTTGGAACGAAGTTTGTAGAGTATTGAAACCAACAGGACATTTATTTTTAAATGTTGCACCAGGTAAAAACAATCCATTTGAAATTTATGATGTAGTAAAACAAATAGATTGGAAACTACAAAATAGTATTATATGGGCGAAAGCAGTTGAGATTGACGGATATGTTAGAGGATACTCAACACCAACATCAAGTAAAAGATATTTGATGAATGGTTGGGAACATTTGTTTCACTTCACACAAGACGGAAACACAGAAATAGATTTAGAACAAAGTGGAGTTCCATATGGACCAGGTCCAACTAATCCAAGATATAAAGCAGACGCTAGTAATGTTAAAAGAAATGCAAAAAGAAGTGGTAGAGATTGGA